TTGTAATCTCTGGAAATCCATGCCAAGAGTTTTCATGAAACTTAAATATATTTAGTCTATTGAATTTGTAAGGTAATCTGCAATGTTGCTCTCCATTGTGCAATCTTAGATCGAACGAAGAATCATAGTCTTCTGATAAACCAAGAACTACACTGTATTCTCTCTTCCAGTTTGTGTGAAGCTTGTGAGTTTGAGCATCTATGTGCATACCAAGAAACCCTCCTTCACCATTTTTATTTGGTGTCACCATCATACCACCACCGTAACCAGTTAAATCTGGGAAAGTTTTGTCTTTCTTATTTATCGCAGTGGTGTCAAAATGTGTCGCTATGTAGTCCATTACCACTAAGCACTCATGGGTAATTGACTGTATAGATGCGGGAGAACATTTACCTATCTGTCCTTCATCGCCATATGAGACCCACCACTCAGGTGCTAGTCTATCAAAACTTTCTGCTGCTGCTCTAACTAATCCGCTTGATGGTACAAAATTGTCAATATACCAAGCATCAAAGTTTTCATGAGGTTTTATTATATTCATTTATATATTTATCCCAACTGATAATGTAATCTTCTGGATCGTACTCTGTGTCACTAAAAACCAATAAAGTAGATTGAGAGTCAGCGTAATTCACTTCATCCCATATCATTCTAGGTACAAGGATGGCAGTTTGAGGTTGTGATAGATTGAAAGACACAACGCCACCTATTCCATCTTTCAAAGTTAGCTTAACGCTACCGCTTACACACGTTATCAATTGAGTAGTATCATAATGTGCATGTCTACCTCGATCAAATCTATGCTGAACATTTGACACATGAAACATCCTTTTAGGAATAAAAGGCAATTCAGGCATATTAATTGCCACTAGATGACCAGCATTTTGACCGTTACCCAACGTAGTAATATTGAGTGGAAAGCTAATAATCTTTATATCTTGAACTGTTGGTAGTCCATATTTAGTCTTCATTGACTTATTGTGTTCCAATCTTCGTGGAACGCTCCGGGTAAAACTTTTTCTTCATCTGCAAAATTATATTTTTCTGTAAGGTAGTATAACATAATTGATTCTGGTTGTAAAGCTTTATATCCGTGCCACACGCCCGGAGGTATTTCAAGGACACGATGGTTCTTGTCTGATATATAATGCCAAACTACATCTACATCTACCGTACCATCATCTCTTTCATATCCTAAACCAACCTTAAAAGAACCCTTTGGGCAAAACCAATAATCAGTTTGTATTTCGTGTCTATGCCAAGCTACAACATGGCTTGTTGAGTTTACATAGGTAATATTTACTTGACCATTAAGTTCTGGAAACAGATCAAATAATCTTTGACCCCTATCGTCTTCGTGATAATTCATAATATCCTTACTGTAGGTACATGTGTTATAAATTTCCCATGAAAGTTCTTTTCTTTTTCTTGTATTTCTTGAGCAAAATTCCAAGCACCTAAATAAGCAAAGTCTACTGTTTTATCAACTCCCTGCTCCGGTGGTATAATTGGTATGTGCATACCGGGAGAATAAAGTCCTTGTTTTTCAGGGGTAGTGTCTGTAATATAGTCAATAAGATTAGTTCCAATATTGCAGTAATTAAATACAGTAGTTGATTTTGAAGTTGCGCCGTATGATATAACTTTATTACCATCAGCTTTACATCTTTTCAACAGATTTACTAAATCATTTTTTGACTTGTCTACAGACTCAGCGAATTTATCATAAGTAGACATATCACAAAGCCCCATTACTCTTTCTGCATTGAGATTATCTTCTACTGTTCTATCCCTATTTGCATGTTTTTTCTGAACCCATACTCTATTTGATCCACCATGCACTGTAGTATTTTCTACTTTAATTATAAATAGTCCATGTTTTCTTAATATTCTATCTAAAGATGTTATTGAAAATACATGTGGGTGTTCATCGTATATTTGATCATATGAATTTAAACAAATCATTTGTAATAATGATGGGTCTTCAAACACAAATATACCATTATGATCCATGACTTTTACTATAGCGTTAAAAGTTTGGTCTAAATCTGGTATGTGACACATACAATTAGCTGAAAAAATAAAGTCCATCTGACCGTGTTCTTCTACTATTCTTTCTGCTAAATCCTCTGTCCAAAATTCATCATATGTTTTATATCCTAAATCATTTGTTTCTTTTGCAAAGTTACCACAAGGCTCTACAGCAATAGTATTATCTGTATGCCAATTTTTTAGGAACACTCCGTCATTGCTACCTATTTCTAAAATCTTTGCTTCAGGTTTTAAGGATGTTCTGATCAATGAACTAAAACTCTGAAAATGATTAACCATAGTCTTTGACATTGAACCCCTATATGCATAGTTGTCATTGAACATAAGTGGTGCATCTACATAGTTCATGTGTGTAACTAGCATTGTTTCTTTGTCTACGCCAACTTGAAGATTATAGAAAAATTCATTCTCAAAATCATCTTTACTTAAAAATCTATTTGCTATAGGTTGTTTGCCTAAATCAAGAAATTTAACTTTATCCACAATGCAACCTCACGATTAGTCTTTCTTTTCCATCTTCGCACTTGCCACCCTTATGGAAAGTGTCCGTATCAAATACTATTAAAGTTCCAGCTTTGCCCTCAACTGGTTCTGCTGGATATTTATCAATTAAATCTGGATAATCTAGCTCTATCCTATTTTTTACGTCTTCATATTTAGGTTGCTGCCAAGCTTTTTCTCTAAGCACTGATCCAGCAAATCTAGAACCAACTGAACAACTAAATGCACCTGAACTAACGTCTATATCGGTAAGGTACAGAAAAAACTTTAGCCTCCAATGTCTATCGAAGTGTAGCCAACCATTTCTAGCTAGCTCTCCATCGTATTTATAATCATGCGTAGCAAATACGTTCATTCCATATGTCTGTGGCCTACCAGTGTACAAATCATGTAGTTTTCTCATCCATTCCGCATTGTATACTCTATGAATTATATTTGACTTATTATATGTTGATAAGTCTCCACCCCTGTAGTTTCTTCCAAACTCATAATGACCGGCCTCAGTAGTGCATCTTTGTAGCACATCGTCGTATAATTCTTGTAGAGTTGTATCAGAAATGTAATTATCAATCTTAAAAACACCGTCTTCTACTAGTACATCTTTCATGTCCTCTATAGGATTGGTGTGTAAAAGAGTTTGCATTATCATCGTAATTTTTCTCTCAATCTTTTAATAGATTTAGCCTCTATAACTAAAGAACGAAGTCGTTCAAGATCAATAAGACATTCTCCATCTGACACAGACTCTTTTGGTCTAGGATGAACCTCTGCAAAAACTCCATCGTAATTAAAAATATCAGCAGCTAAAAAGTATCTTTCAGCTAATACTGGATCGCCTTGTACGCCATACACTTCTCTGGATCTTTGGGTTGAATGTGTGCAATCAAGGATTACTTTGTCATAACACTTTTTGAGTTCGTCTACAATTCCAAAGTTTACAAACAAATCATGATAACCAAAGTTTGATCCTCTGTCACAAACCCAAGCTTGACATTTATCGTTTGTTTCTTTAATCTTATCTACAGAAGCTTTAAGGTTATTTGGACCAAGCCATTGACCTTTTTTAATATTGACAACATCAAAGTGTTTAGCACACTCTACAATAAGATCAGTCTGACGCGACAAAAATGCTGGTATTTGCACTACATCAATAACACCCTTTAGTTTTTCTACTTGATGGCACTCATGCACATCTGTTGTAAATTTAACTTTTGGGTATTTCTCTTTTGCAGCAGCCCATATTTTTAAAGCTTCTTCCAGACCCGGACCACGACCACCATGTAAGGATGTCCTATTTGCCTTATCAAAACTAGCTTTCATGTACCATGTATCATCAGATTCTCTATGAACAGTTCTAGTATCCATAATTGAGTTGATTTCAGCAAGACACTCGAAAAATAATGCTTCCGACTCTATAGAGCATGGTCCCAATATCCAAGTTTTATACATTTGATATCTTCTCCAAAACTTTCTTTATTGCGTTGACAACTTCTGTGTCTCTCTTTGGATATGGCATTCTATCATTATAACAACAAAGATTAGATAGAGCAAGACCTATTCTTAGAGATCTGTGCCAACCATACTTTCCGAATGTACTAAACAACGTACTTTCTTTTTGCAAGCATTTATCAATATCAACACCATCACAATATTTCTGTTCTATGCTAGGAAATATATTACCAATGCCAGCAAGAAAAGAGTTTGCTCCAGCGTTCTTTAAAAACTGATGTCTTCTCATACTGCCTCCAGCTACGATTACATCTAGATTTTTAGGGCATTTATTTAGAACATTGAATGCTTTGGCAAGGTCGCTATGTTCTTCTTTAATTCCACATATAATGCCTTGATCCCACAGTTTATTCAAAACATCAGCGGTGTAATTCCAAGTACCTCCGTATCCAGATCTAGTAAACATACCGTGAACATAAATAGCTTTGTTAGTATGCTCTCTAATCCTTAGAAAATATTCAACAATAGAATCATCGTCGTAGTATCTGTCTGGGTACAATGCCATCCAGTGCGAATCTTCCGACTCTGTGCAGGATTTCACAAATTCAATTACTTTTACAAGAGATAAAGGTGGTAAACCAATAATCTTTTTACCAGAAAAATCACACACACATGAGTTTAATTCCTTGATTTCCTCTATAGACAGTAGATTAAACTGGGAGGTTCCAGCGGTAGTCATCACTGCTTGGCAATGATTTACTTCTAGAAATTTAATGTAAAATTCTGTATCTTTTAGTGATAGAGATTGATCTTCGTTATACGAAGGTGGTATGGGTACAACGTTCATTTCGTTTCCTTGTGAAGTCCTAAATCAATTATTTCTTTGGTCGCAACGGCCTTCTTTTAGGTTCTTTTATACGCTTAGGTTGTCCGGGTGTAGTCAGAGGGATACGTTTTGGTTCTTTTTGAGACATCTTGGACCTTCCTTTCAATCTCTTTAAATATAAATTTTGCGAGAGTTATTCCAGCGACATTATCAGAGGGAAAGTGAACCCCCTGTAATATTCTAGCAGTTCCAGCCTGTTTTGCCAAGTCGAAAAATTGTTTTTTATATTCTGGAAATTTCTTAGATAACATATGTGCTGCTAAGGCTGCATACGCTGTGTGACCACTAGGATATGCTGGAGTTTGATGCGTAGATGTATATATAACTTTGACTTCTTGATTGTAATAAGGTGCAATTTGCTCTGGTCTAGGTCTATTGTAATGATATTTTGTAGCATACATGTAAGACTCTAATATATTATAGTATTCGTCAAACAGACTTCTATTATATTCTAATTTCTTCTTTTCTAGAAAATCGTAGAATAAATGCAAAGGGTCATCGTCTACTTTATATACTAGTTCAGTAGCTTTATTACTTCTATTAGCTGCTGCTTCAATGACCAAATCTAGTTCTTTTTTGGTGGTTATGCTGTCATTAGCAGGTGGTTTTGGTAGAATATTTTTCCAATTTATACTAAGTATACCCTGTCCTGATTCATACACAAATGGTTGAGAATATGTAAGATCTTTCAGTGGAACTTTGTTATCAATAATCGCAGATACTTTATTTATTAAGCTCATTTTCTCTCTCAGTAAAATCTTGTTCTAATTTATGCACTAGTTTAGTTCCGGCTTTTCTGTACCAACAAGGGAAAAAGCCATGTATACACAAGTATATTCCAGCTTTTACACATGTTAGCCCATGACTCACTGCAAACTTCCAATGTTCCCAGTAGGTCATATGATTTTCACTTAAATGCTCGATCCATTTTTTCTTTAGTGTCATTTTGAACTTCTCGGATGTCACTTGGGCAACAAGTCATTGTCTTGTTTATAACCTGAGTTAGAGGGTCTACCTGTTCTGAGTAGCGTAAGAAAGGCGTTTACTCTAGCCATAGCCCAACCATCTCTACTCATTTTAGGCGCATGAGAAGTAGAGTATGCACCAGCACCTCTTCTGTACACTGCCTTGAGCATACCAAGCGTTGCCTTGCTACCCTTACCCTTTGCGTTATGTTCTTTTACTTTTTGCTGTAGCCTTTTTGTAGTGCTTTGATTAAAGCTAATCTTACCTTTATCATCTTTAGCACTATCAGGCTTGTTTTTCTTACTGCCCTTTTTCTGATCTTTCTTAGGCGCAGGAGTTCTTCTAGGATCTTTTGGTCCCGGCTTGTCTGCTTGTGTTTGTGACGCTTCTGTTTCGCTGTACATCATGAAGTCATATGCCGCTTCAATAAAATGTTCTGCTTTAGATATCTTGTCTTGTACCCAAGCGTCTAAATTCATACCACTTTGTATTTTTTCAGCTAGCTCTCCAGCCTGCTTAGAGATTTTCATAAGCTGGCCCTTAGCCATATTGCCCTCGTCAGATTTACATATTTGTTTGTCTATATCGTTAATGTATTTCATTTTTTACTCCTTACCAAGCTTTGCAGGACCAGTATCGTGCTTTCCAGCGTGGTCCGGGGTTATCGCAGTTATGTCTAGCCCTGAAAGACTTCCTTCTTGCAGGATTATCCTTTTTAATTTCCATATTAGGATCGCCAAAGTTTACCTTGACTACGTTACCTTTATCATTCTTTACATATACGCTTCTTTTTTTAGGACCGTCTGGAGTGAGGAATGGCTTACCAAGTTTAACTTTTCTACCCTGATATTCCGCTGCTTCACCTTTATATATTAAGGGCGTATCTCCATTTTTATAGTTACCTCTTCTTGTATAGGTAAATACTTGTCCTGTTTTTGGATCTTCATACTTGTACGAACTTTTACCTTTACGTAGCAATTCAAAATCTTCCTTGCTGATCTTGCCATCTTTGTTTTTATCAAGAGCTTTTTTTTGCTTTTCGCTTGGTTCTGATTGCGCTCTTTTAAGTTGCTCTTGTGTGGGCCTACCTTCTTTTTCAGTTCTAGCTGGCTTATAGTTCTTGCCTTCACGTTCTTTTTTTCTGCGAATATTTTCCCAAAGTCCCGGTTTTGCTATCGAAATGTCCCATTCTTCTTCTGGTTCCCCAAAATCTTCGTATTCAGCTTCTGCTGGAACGTAAAAATTGTTTTCATCAAGTTCTTCCGCATATCCATATTCTTTAACTTGTTTCTCAAAGTCTGCTTTTTGAATCAAATCCATACCCTCTGTAGCTTGATTTAGGCATACAGCAACTCTTTGATTGCCTTCCTTGTAATCTTCTTTCATGTTAGGATCACGCATACATCTGGACATGAATTTATTGCGATCTTCTTCTTTTCCACGTTTAGGTGTGGGCATTTTATTCTCCTTAAATTAACATTTTTTCTTTAGCTTCATTTAGAATATTGTCTAAAGTCTGCACAGGAATACGAGTTTTAAAATAATTATAAATGTCTTGTATCATTTGATGATTTTCATCCTGATACAGTTCTAACCATCCTATAAAATAGTTCCATATTCTATCTTCTATTTTTAGTGGATAAGGAACACCTCCGGGTCTTCCAAATCTGTGAAGCCACTTAAATTGCGGTAAACATATGGCCCTGCCGCCCATCATTCTAAATTTTTCATGAATATATCCTTCTTCTCCACCAAATCCTCTAAAATATTTATTAAAACCTCTCCAATTATGCGTCTCACAAGAGAATACACCTAATCCTTGCATTGGTATGGGGAAAGGCTTATTAGTCGCTAAACCTTCTTTATCTGTAGCCCATTTACCATACATGTCACCACCCCAATCTTTTTTGAAATGAGTTGAAGCCAGTTTTAAGTCATCATAAATTAGTGGTCCTTGAACTATGTCTTTACAATTAGGATTCATTCCGTAATACTGTATCAAGGATTCTAATGAATTTTTCATGAACAGAACATGAGAATCCATAGATATTGTATATCTGCCCCTTGCATTCCTGAAAATCTCATTTCTACAAGCTGTTGTTTTTCTTGCTGTAAATGGTATATATCGTCCGTTTTTTATCCATCCTTCTACTAAATTCTTAGTCGCTTTTCCGTGTTCACTGTCTGGATTATTGTCGATAACTAGTATTTCTACATCATCACTTCTAGCGATTGGATGATATAACTGTAAACTCTGTATTGAAAAATACAAACCGTCATAATCATCGTAGGTAGCCATTCCTATCGTCAGTAATTTATTATCTTTTTTTATCATATCCTTTATCCCGGTGCTTCGTAAAATCCTATATCAAAACCTTCCCTGCTGCAATCAGCAACAGTTTTCTCCATTCCATGTTTTTTCAAGTACTTCTCTATATAAATACACATTTTTTCGTCAGTTCCGGGCCAATTGTTCTTGCAAAAATGACATAAAGCAGTGCATTTCCAGTGTTTTCTGTTAGGATCTAGGGGTTCAGGCAGCATATTTTGTCTAATTTCATTTACTCTATTTTTTAGCATTTCTAAGAATCTTTCTTCATCTTCCGGTGAGAAGCATATACTGAAAGGCGACGGGTCAGGATTACCATCCTTGTCTTTATAAAAGAAAATACTCATGATTCTGTTAGGAAATTCAGGATATAGTTTAGAGATTGCATAATAGTATAATAATAACTGTGGATCATTCTCTAATTTCTCGTAATCTTTGACTTCCCCCGTAGCCCAATCCATTCTCCTGCCTGTTTTCCAATCGACAACCTCTATTGTATCATCATTAATCTTAGTTACAAGGTCAATTGTGCCTTTGATTGCTAATCTACCAGTAACCTTTTTGCCATCTATTTCATACTCAAATTTAGCCCAATCTTCTTCAATAGGTATATCAAAGTGCGGTTCTGGATAGTGAATATCCCTTAGTCTAGGATCGAATTGACAATCGCTGTGAGTTAAAAAGCACCAAGCGGTTTTTGCTATTTCTGATCTATCCGTTTTGCTAAAACTGTGGGGAGACTTTGCTTCATAGGAATCTATGCTGAGATCAATTAATTGATTTACTAATTCATCAGTATGCAGTTCTTCTTTTCTACACTTAAACTTACCAATAGCGTCGTCATCTACTTTTAAAAATTTAACCTTTGGTTTGTCTTGCTCGTACTTTTTCAATCCAGCTAAAACTTCCATGACCTTGTGTACCATTGTACCCATGTCTGCTTTCTTGCCACTCTTAGATTGATGCCCAAGATTGTATGTTATAAAGTATTGCATTTGACAGTATGCATAATTATTATAACTAGATGATCTTATGTAGGTTACTAACATTTAATTACTCCATATGTGTTTAATTTGTTCCAGTGACTCACACAGACTATCTATATTACAATTATTATTATCAACAATGTAATCAAACTTATCCCAATTAAAGTTTTCTTGATCTAAAGATGCTTCACATTTGTGTTTATCAGTATATACATCTCTAGTTAATCTAACTACAATTCCACCATTTTCCTGTATTGTATCTACCTCATTTGGAAATCTAACGTCTGGTATAATTGCTACCTCAGAATCTTCAAAAAGAATCCTTTTTATGGTATCAGACACCCATATGTCGTTTTTTATTTTTCTCATGACATTTGTTCCAAAATGCTGAAGAAACTCCCTTATAGTCATATTACCTGATTTATCACCATTATACTCAGGCATATTTTGCCATTTTATTTTTGTCATTGTGTTTTTTTGATCGTCTGTTCCATAAACTTTTACAGCGTTGATATCAAACAAATTTATAGCAATTTCTTTGAGAGAATCTGCAAAATGATACAGCTTTACGTAAGGCCAAAGTTCTTTTTCTGCATACTCAAGAAATGAATTATCTTTTCTGGTTACATCAAACACGCCCCAATCTTTGTGACCGTTTGAGTCAGTTGTGTTTATTTCTAATTCGCCATTAGTATTTATTGAAAAATCATCTACCATACCGTGTGTTTTTAGTATATCGCCATTTATATAGTTAGCGACTGTATTCTTACCAGCCTGTTTTCTTCCTGATATTCCTATAATCTTTACCATTAGTAAGTACCCTTTAGATTAGATAAAATGTTTAATTTAATATCTTTTACCTTCATATCTCCAACATCTTTATGAGCTAGCTTTGGAAAAGTAAGCTTGAACATTCTTCCAAGATCCCTTTTTATTTGAACCTTAGACTCTCTTCCTGCTTGATCATTGTCAGTAAGTATAATTAAATGTGTTACTGGTATACTCATTAGTTTTTGTTGTTGTTGACTTGATACAGTTTTACCAAAGATGCTCACAGCATTGTGAACTCCCGCTTCGTATAGTTTCCAGACATCGCCTTGTCCTTCAACTATATAGAGGCAAGAGGTTTCTATTGCTTTTTTGATTGCCCTGTGGTAGTTGTATAAACAGTATCTTTTGTCAAAACCAGTAGGATAAAATAAAAATTTGGGTATTCTGTAGTCTCTAGTAGATCTTCCTATCAATCCAATTAATCGTTTTCCACTTTCGTCATGTATAGGAATTATCGCCCTTTCATTTAATTTGCACTTAGAATAACAATCGCCAATCCCAAAGTGTTTCATAGTTCTTTTATTATAGTTTCTCTCCACAAAATACTGTGATGGTATCTCGATATTTACATCCATCTCCACTGTTTTATGTTCATGTGGAGCGGGCATGGTACTCATAATATTTATCATTTGTTGGAACGGATCTTCTAATTCTTCTACTGGACTAGGAGTTCCACGGGTATACGTTTGTTTTACATTTAAAATCTTACACGCCCAAGCTAAAGCTTCTTTAAATTCAACTGTTCTGCCTTCCTGTGCAGATAAAGCTCCAGCGATAAGACCAAACAGATCGTTTCCACATTCAGATTGACAGTCCCTCGTCCAACACTTCCATATACCTTTTTGTGGAGAAAATGAGAAAGCTCTTGGATTATCGCTGCCCTCATGCACTGGACACGTAGAGTATATATTGTCTGAGAATGTTTCACACTTCATGCCTAGTTCTGCAAAAACTAGATGTGCATTTTCATTCAGCATCTTCTTGATCTGTTTTAAGTTCATTTGCTAGTTTTTTCATAGAGTCATTGTTGATTAGCCCAGTATCGCCTACTGGTTGATTCTTAAATTCATTTCTGGATTGTAGCTCTATCAGTTTTGCGTGTGCGCCTTGCATCTGCATATTGATGTAATCTCCATCATCCATACCAGCACCATGACGAGAAACAATGGGTACAAGCTTTCTGTTTCCTGCGTTTGGTCCATCTTCAGCTAATTCTTCTGTAGATTTTGTTTTGAATATACTAAAAGATGTACACAGCCATATCAAGCGGTCAGAACCACTTACAGCGTCCGTGCTTTCTTTTGTGATTCCATCTCTATTTAATTGCACGAAAGATAGACATGGTATGTCTAGCTTAACGCATAAATTATGAAGAGAGGTAATCTGGAATCCTAATGCTTGATATTCTTGAATATTGTTTGTAATAGATGAAGATGACATCAGCTTAAGATAGTCATAGATGACCACGCAATCATTTGTTTTTCCAGAATCATCAGTTTTTACTTCTTGTACTATCCACCTTTTAATAATATTTAGAATTTGTTCAAATGGTTTGCCAGCGACACTTACATAACTATATGGTATGTCAGATAATTTTTGTACCGCTTCTTGAACCTTTTGCTGCTTGTAGGGATCTTCTACAAATTTTCCAGTTGCTACTTCGTTTATGGGAACGCCGCTTATGTTTGCAATTAATCTATTCAGATGATCTTCCTTGGACATCTCAGTATCTAAAACTAAAACTGGAATGTCTAGTGAAGATACGTTAAGGGCAACATTATCAGCGAATACTGACTTACCAACTTTTGGTCTTGCAGATACAAGGTCAACGCATTTTCGTCTAAGACCACCCCCAATGGCTTCGTCATATCTAGCGAATCCCGTGGGTATACCAATGATATCGCATTTATTTTCTTCGAGAAATTTGACATAATCTTCTGCTCCTGAGCCAATTTTTTCTGGATTCTCACCGCCATCATCTTCCCTTAGAAAGTCTGTTACAGGATCTTCTAATTTCTGTATGATTTCATTGATTGTTTCAGAACCAGTGACATCATCCATATCTTTGTGAACTTTACTAGTAAGTTTCTTAATTTTTCTAGCAAATTCAAACTTTTTCATCTGTATTGCAAAATTAAAAATATTGTCTCTGTTTACTGGAAAGACCATCAGAGATTTTATATATTTCAATTCTTGCTTAGTATTAATAATGTCTGAATGATTAAGCTGCTCTGCGGCAGATAATATAGATGCTATGTCCACAGATTTATCATCAGCAATAATCTTTTCTATACAGTTGTATATAATTTGATTATTCGTATTCCCAAACGTTTCAGAAGTAATCAAATCAGATATTCCAACATATCCATCTATGCCATGCTGGAGTAATCCAGCTAGCACTGCTCGTTCTGCACCAACATCTAACAACTTTTCCATACTATTTAACCATAAAGTTTATTTCTTTTTTGAACCCAAGGTTTTCATAAAAACCTACAACATTGTCATCACAACTCAATACTACCTTATAACAGTTTCTTTTTTTAGCACAAGACAGGCAGTGTTCCACCATTTTTTTACCTAGACCTTTACCTCTATGCTTTGGGTGTACAGCAACGTCTTCAATATAAGCCTTTGGTCGTGTGTATCGTATTTTGTACTCATACATTATAGCGCTTGTAGCAATTATTTTACCATAATAAATATAAACATATACATGATAATTATTTGTAGGATACATGATTTTAGACAAAGCTTCTTTATCATCATCTGGCCTAGCATTACTTCTCATTAAATCCTTAACACAATCAAAGTACTCATCTATATTGTGGCTAGAATCTATTCGTTTTATCATAATACTTATCGTGACCCCACGCACCTTTCGCACCTGTAGTATTCACCATACACAATACTAGCATTTACCTTAAACGTTTTGCCACAAGTATTACATCGAACATCTTTCTTTTTGGGCGATGGCCTATTTCTAGGAGTCCTTTGCACATTTGGAGTTGCTACTTCTTTGTGTTCTCCAGTATCTGTCCAAGTATTTGCTCTAGCTTTTACTGGTTCTCTTCTCTTATTTTTAACACCGTTATTACTTTTATTCTTGTGCATTGTAAAATCTTCTTGCGCTCTTTGAGGTTTTTCAACTTCTTCCTCAAACTCCTTAGCAATGTGTGGTGGCATTGTTGTAGACTGATCCATACGTCCTGTAAGAATATCTAGTAACTCTTCTCTTTCCGAATTGTCTAAACCATCAACAAAACTTTTTAGATTCATGATCTTTTACCTTTCTCTAATAATATATCTGCTTTTCTTTTTAGTTCGTATACCTTACCCTCTAATGATTGCACTCTTGCGTGAGCGATCTGTCTGTAGTGATCTACAGCGTTTGCGAACTCGTCATTCATGACAATCAACTGTCTACGCATGTCGTGTTTAGTATATGGGTTAAATTCATTTATATTCTTAGCTACCATCTTATCTAGCTTATCATTGCACCAATCTAGTGCAATTTTTTGCATGTTCATTTCGTCCTGTATGTATGAAGCATAACTATATAAAATGTATCCATTTTCAAACAATTCGTCCTTAGTCAAAGCTCTAATCTGTTCTTGGGATAAGTCAGCAGCTAGTAAAAATTCTTCTTTAAAGTTAGCAAATCTAGTGTTATTGCCACCTAGAAATTCATCAACCATAGCCTTCAAGTCAGCCAACTGCTCATTAACCGTTTTCAATTTGATCTCTCCATTGCTCGTCTGTGTCAGAGTGCTTTAATACTATTATATCAATTTTATTTAATTCGCACCATCTAATCTTATCATCATCTTTGGCTTGCGCAAGTGCAAAGTCTGCTTTATTCTTGTGGAAGAATGGTGTGTATTCATAATGTTGTTGACCATGAACCTCTATAGCCATCATAATCTGTGGTATATAAAAATCTAAATATAGTACACCTTTTCTGTGCGATTCAGTACTTCCCGGTAATTTAACTTCTTCTAGTATCCTGTAGCTATGGAAGATAGTCTTCAAGAGTTCTCTTGCGCGAACGTGGAACTTTGACCGCTTGCGTTTGTCGTTTGCGTCTACGGAATAGCTTGTTAAATTCCAAGCGTATTCTTTGCCATTTATACCAGTAACCTTCATTAACAACTCCTATTAGAATTTTTGCAAGTATAATTCCAGCACATATATTTAGTATAGTTTCTATATTCAAAATAATTCCTTTATTTTGTCGTATACAAATGTCGCAATGTCTGGATTATCATTAAGAAATGTCGCTAAATTATTAGCACCTTGAAATTTAAAAAATCTTTCTATATCTTCTGGTTTATCAGAAATTTTATTGGCAGATAGTATGTTCTGTACTACCGGATCTTCTAAGTTATCAACAGCACACTGTATTGTGTACCAAGCTCCAGCGGCTTTTATTAGTCTAAACTCACAAGCAATTTGAACTACTTCTTGGACTTCATCTAGACCAATTCCGTATCTAATCCAACTTTCTGCTGTGCTGTTGGGAGTACCGCCAGCACAAGATGTTTTGATATTCCAGTTGGCAATTTGACCAACGTGAGGCCCAGTATCTTTTGGTACTTGCCAACGCCCACGGTGTGTGATTACCATATTAGTGCCAGCCTGATACTGTAGCATGTTGCCACAGTCTGCCATCTTTGCTGGAGCATATGGTGATCCACCAGTATTTGCAATATTATGAGTTACAGCTATGAGAATAGTCTTGTTCTTCATTAGCGAACCACTGATACGCTTGAAAAACATAGATAGCAATCGAGGTAATGCGTTACGCACACCTGTACGCACTTCACCATCTAGCTCTACTGATGGAACCATGTTGGACAACGAATCTGCAATGATCAAGCAACCCGGATCATTATTAATATAATACTCTGTAATGTTTAAAAATTCTTCTGCTGATAAAATCTTATCATCTGTAGATTGCACAATTAGAATACCTTCAGGGTCTAGACCCTTAATACCATCAAAGTTTTGTTTTGATAATCTACCTTCAGTATTTAGGTAAATCACACGCTTTCCTTTGGCTTGACACTTTGCTGCAAAGTGTAATGCTGTTGTTGTTTTGCCTGACTTGGGATCGCCTGTCATTACAACAACAGAACCTTCCCTCAAGCCACCGCCAAGCGCAATATCCAACGCAGGGGAAACACCAATAACCTCTAATCTATTGATAGTTTCTAGTACATCTGTGCCAGTGCAAACAACATCGCCATACTTGCTAACAATTGAATTACTTACAACATCGGTATCAAATTTGTTTGCTATCTTTTTCTTTTTTAACTTGCTCATAGATCCCTCAATTTGTTTAATGATTTTTTACTTTTTGAATATACTTGTTTTCTTCTTTTGACTTCTTTCTTTTCTTCAACTATTTTTTTTGTTTGCTTGGATTTATTTGCTAGCTTTTCAGCATCCTTTACCTCTTTGTTATAGTTCTTAATAGCTTGCACAGCTACTTGATTATATTTCCACCCTCTTGGTCCATACGCTTTTAATCCTATGTGATATATTTTCTTGAAGTGATCTGACTTGATAGCCTCTAAGATTATACTCTCTTTAAACTTTTTTTGCAATCCTTTTGCAGCTTTCATGTTTCTCATAAACATGTCATGATATTTATCACCCACTGTCCAGAATTTATAAGATGGTTTTTCCATCTTGAAAGCTTCTGTCCATCTGATAATCAAATATTCAGCAAGGTATGATTCAAATGTACAATACTCACCAGTGTGAATATGTTTGTACTTATGTGTTTCAGACCATTGCTTTTGATACTTCTGACTAAATGGTTTCGCTCTGTCTGACATTGTATACAAAAGCCTCTTTAAAACAACCTTCAAAATCGTCAACACATCTTATATCACGTACCAAGGAAGGTAGTATGTAAAATGTTTTACTAACTTTTCCATCTTTTAACAAGCCCAAAGTGTAGCACTGAAGAGTTTCTGCATGTAATTCTCCTTTTACAGATTTTATAACATACACTGCTTCAGCATCTTCAACGTCATGCTGTACTACTGTTGACTTGAATTGTAGACCAATCTTTTTAATTTGTAAATTATTCTTATCAATATAATCTTGGAATGTTAACCAGTGCTTGTAGTCATCCATAAATATGTCTTGACCATCAGAGGTCACTACATAAATCCAGATCTTCCTTCTGTTCTCTGGTTTGCGATAACGTATTAGCCATTGATCTTTACCAAAAATATAGCTCATTAGTCCTTCTTAATCTTAGTTACACAATGTTGAGGTTTTCTAACAGAACTCTTTCTTTTTTCGTCTGACATCTGTGAAGCATTTTCTGTCATTACAACGCTACCTCTGTCATTTCTAGCAAATTGATCGCCAACTTTAACACCAGTTTGTCTGGGCGCTTCAGCTACAGATTTCTTGAGATACTTTTCAATTGAAGATACTGACCTATCTAGATCAACTGCAATTTCTGCCAAAGTCAGATCTCGTTGCTTGCTTTCAATATAGAATGCTTCTATCTTACTAATTGGTCCTTTTTTAGCCATTGATAAAACTCCTCTCTGCTCTACGCATGTATAAAGTATTTTTAGTTTTAAGATATTGTAAATAATAATCAAATGTTTGTTTTGATGTTGACTTTAGTTCTGTACGAATGGTATTTATTCTATGGCTATCTGTTCCTCTTGGGTCAAATAGACTTCCATTAGATGTAAGCACAAAAAACTTTTTTTGAACACTGTCTGATAGAGTTATAGCTTTGTATTCTGCATAAATCTTCTCTTCTCCTGTTGACACTGTTTCTCCATAAGAATTATATTGCTTATTGTCAGTTTCTTTTTTGTCATCTTTTACAGAGTATTTTTCAACGTATTTCATTTTTCACCTGTTTTTATATACCTTTCCTTTTGCTTTGCTGTCATTTTATTAATTTCTTTTCGCTCTTGCCTTTTCTTTTCTGCCGCAGGATCTCTCTTGCGTTTAGACTCAATTTCTGATTTTTGATAATGACCCATGTTAGACCAGTTCTTATCAGCTTGACTACCAATAGTATTAGATCCATGCTTCATAAAAGAACCTAGCCCACCATATGGTACTCTTTCTAAGGAATGTTTACCACACGATGGGCATAGTGTTAGTGCTTCATCATGAATAGATTGTTTGACATCCTTTAGAGTCTCACCACATTCGTGGCATCCATAATCGTATAACATTAACTCTCCAGTGCGTACAATACTGCCCCAATAATTCCATTCCTCTGTATATCATGATACTCTAATTTAGAGATTCCGACCCCAGTAACATTGGATAATTTTTGCATACAGGTATCTAATCCAGTATATTTATAGATATCTGTCTGTTTATTATCACCATTTATAAGAGCTTTAGAATGTCTACCCATACGTGTAACAAACATTTTAATTTGTTCTAGTGTACAGTTTTGCGCTTCATCTAAAATCATGTAAGAATCATGAAACGTAGATCCACGCATTGTTTCTAACGGCTCAAATCTTATCCTACGCTGATTGAAATAATAACCAAACTTATCTCTACCTAGAAAGTAACGTAGATTTTCTTCCATAGGTTGTAGATAAGGTTTAATTTTCTCATTCAGTTCTCCCGGCAAAGATCCAATATCTTTACCTGCACAAACTAAAGGACGAGTTACAATGATCATGTCTATCTCGTCTTTTAAAATCTTTTGTGCTGCAATTCCAGCAGCGATAAATGATTTACCACTACCAGAAGGTCCAGTACAGAAAACAACGTCGTTTTCTACTATTGATCTTATATAATCTTTTTGGTTTTCAGTCTTAGCCTCCAGAACGTTTGGTTTGCTTGCTTTTTGTTCTTTACGCTTTTTTCTATTATTAAATGCCTGTGCTGCCAAAACCATTACTCCCTCGTTGCGAGGTCTCTAATTTTTCTGATTCTATTAGAGAAACTAGAGGAACCTCTTGGAATATAATCTGCGCGATTCTATCCCCACAATTTATTTCTACATCTTCGTCAGAAGTATTGTATAAACAAACCATGATCTCTCCCCTATAGCCAGAGTCCACGACTCCAGCTAAAACATCTAGTCCCTTTTTAACAGAAAGGCCAGAACGAGGCCAGATTAATCCAGCCATACCCTCTGACATATCTAAAGAGACTCCCGTTTTTATAGTTGTACGTTGTCTGCCAACAATGACTGTATCCTCAGATGAGTACAAATCATAGCCAGCGTCACCACGGTGAGCCTTAGTTGGTTTGGTTGCTACTCCGTTCAACAATTTAAAATGCACAAAAACCATTATAACCTCCTAAATAATATCACATTTACCTCCAGCGCAGGCTACTTCCTGTACTGGATTTACATTGTTTTGTTCTTCGATTACATTTGTATAGTCAACTTCTTTATACTCACGCTGAATATCTAACCATTCATGCCAATTATATACATCTTTCATACAGTATGTCAATCTTTTTAGATCGCCATCCATGTATTTATCAGCAAATTTTTGGCATCGTTCTTTGTATGCAATCTTTTCTTTACCCTTTACTTTTTGACCAACACCAAGTAAGCTATCACATGCTGCCCATAAGTTATCTTCATACAAAGATAGTCCAACTTCTATTAGACCACTTACAAACATCGCTGCATCTCCATAATGCTGTATTTGCTCACTAGGTAAATACACAGTTGTGAAAGGTGCTTGTGCATAATCTTTATCACCAGCAATTGGAAGCAGGGAAACACCACAAAAATATTTACGATGCTTATAAATAAAATCTGTTACATCTTCCCATTCATCTGGCTTAACATTTATAGTATTAGATACATTATGTGTTAACCAAGGCTGGGTACATTGTTTTGGATTCGTGCCAGTAATAACCCAATTACGTTGTGTACTCTTGACATATTCAAGTAAATCAACAGCACCAACTTGATTTTTAATTTTTGCACCGTCTGGAACTTCTACGCAAAAAGAAACTACATCATCTGAGTCATTATTAGACCATACAGACTCTTCACACGCTCTAGGATTGATAGTTTTAAAATACTGGTATATAGGCTCCATTTTATTTGCTTGGACTCTACGGATGTATCTCTTAGCGTGATGTGGGTGAATGCCAGAAGATGTGCCAAGGATGCAACTAGATGTACCTTCTGGTTTAACACAAGTTGTACGAGCCGCTTGATTAATGCCAATACATTTTGCTAATTTAGCATTAGTTTCTTTTACTATCTCTGCACCTTTCTTTTGCACTTCTGGATCAAGACATATTTCATGCTGTTCCATAACTCCTGTCATTGATACGCCAAGCAAAGCTTCACGACTAATAATTCTTTCTGACACTTCCCCAAGGTATGGGAAACTAGCAAATCCAGCTTGTAGTGTGCCAATAATTGCAGCAGATTCACAGGCTTTGTAGAATTCTTTCTTTGTGGTTACTTTGGCACAGTTAATTGTAGAAAGATTACATGCTTGCCAACCAGTTTCACCAGTTTGTTCATCAACAGGCCACATGCCAATTTCTACGCAAGGGTTTACAATCAGCTCTGTAGAATCAGACCACACGAATCCGGGTTCTCCAAACTCTTTAACTGACTCCATCAATGTGGCGAATTGTTCTTTAGTTGTTTCGCCTCGTAACAATAGCGCAGAATTGTTAGATCTTCCACGTTGTGGATTTTCTGTAAACCAATTACCAGTTTTAGCTTTTGCCATCTCTTCATCATCACCAGAAAATACGCAGATCGTAGCACTACGACGAACCCCTCCGCTGATTACTGCGTCTGCACTATACATTACTATATCATATGCTTGGATTGGAGTAATCTTTTTTTGACCATTCTTAACTGCCAAGTCTAAAACCTTTTTAATATGTGTCAAGGCATTTTTAAGAGGGTCTGGTCCGGGTGCTTTTCCACCACTGGATTTGAGGTATGCACCTGCTGGTCTGATTTCTGAATAATCAAACATCACGTTCTTACCGCTGTATTCTGGGAATAAGTCACACCCCTTAAAATAACTAGAGACAAGAACACCTACAGCATCTGACCATCCCTCTATGGAGTCCTTAATTACATATTTTTTCTGACCTGTTTTCTCTTTAATTAGATTAGGGAGTTTGGCTATGTGATGTTTTTGTACAGAGAATCCAGTACCACATCCACATAATAGTAAATACATACATTCTTGAAAGAATCTTACTCTATCAATATACGACGCAATACAATTATATATTCTAGCATTGTGTTTAAATACTGGAGATCCACCAAACTGTAAAGCTCTTTGTGAGCCAAGGATCTTTTTCTTTTTCATGTCACCATAAGCTTGGTCAATGGCCTTAGATACTTCTGGCGTATCTCCATACTTATCAACCATCATTTGCCTTACTCTATCTACTGATTCGCCCCATGTTTCTCTTCTTAATTTTTTTTCATCCCACCTCGCATATTTAGATACGAACGTATAACTCATCAGTGACTTGAGTGACATTTACTAGCTCCGTGTTTTCTTTAAGTATCAAATAATTTATCTAAAAATCTATTTACAATCCATCTTATGATAGTTGGTAAGATGACATACAGGAAAATCCATGTCAATATAATTGATCCGTATTTTTCTTCTGCCTCTTCGACTGCATTTTCATATACAAAGTTATAGCACTGATCCTTAAGTCTCCATCTATCAAAATAATCGGCATTATCAAAAGTTATACCATTACACATAGACATTGTAGCCCATTCTTCTGAATATTGCAAGCACTTTTTAGCAATATCTTTGTAAGATTTTTTACAATATTTTACTTCTATTTCATTGCAAATATCAGAGTTGTCAAACGTGGCACAAGTTGTAGATAATTCTTCTGCATAACTAAAACTAAAGTCTGGAAAGTTTCTTAACTTAATTGATCCACCTTCTGGCCCAAAAACTATTTTTTCAATGTATGCATAAATTGTAATTATTTTTGTAATTTCTGCTTTAGGTTGATTCTCGCCAAATGTAATATGTGCAATTTCATTATCATATCTTACAGTAGCAACAGTTGGGGTTTTTGATGTAATCTTAAATCCTTTGACTACAATACCTTCTCCGTTAAATAAATTAGATATATTTTCATATATTTCTCTAGGTGACATATACTTAACCTTTCTGTATTAGAACCCAAGCTACCGCTAAGAAATACTCATGAAGTGATTCCTTCTCCTTTTGTGAGAGTGTGTGATTTTCTTCCCCTATACATTCTGTTAGAAGATCTACGATGTTTTCTGCTAGACCTTCATACTTATCTACTAGTGCTTTTTTAAAAAATTTCTTACCAGCAAGTGTATAGACATCATTTGTCTGCTGAGATGTTATGTCATAAGACAACACTCTAGTTGCAAATTCATAATTAAAAATCGCCAGTTTAGCTTTATCAGTAGGATCAGTTACTATGTCGGAAAATAATTTTACTCTATCAATTACATCTTGACTAGGCGTGTCAATGTTTAATATTTTAGCTGGTGGATTAGGTTTAGGATCTGGTTTAGGCAGTTTGTCTAGAATATCCAACAAACCGCCTCCAAATACACCGTAAGCTAAAAGTGTAATTATTACAATCTTTTTAAGCATCTTCATTCTCCGCATTCAATAATGGAAATACCTCGTCCAATTTTTCTACAGCCTGAGTTAGTTCTTGGTCTGAGCATTTATTTCTCAGAGAATACCACAGATCTACAATATCTAGGAAAGCTTTATCGTTTTCTACTTCTATCTCATCAATAACTGGTCTTGGTTTTCTTTTAAAGAGTGCTGTAAATTTATTTTTCCAATATGATATATCTACATTTCCAAATAATAACATAGCAGCAATAACAACAGCTGATATTCTTAGTATCATTTCTACTTCCATCATATCTCCAATCTTAATGTCTATGTAAAATTAATCCATTTTTTTCTATAATATCACCCATCCCTGTTCCATGATAAGGGCATTTTGTTTTATGACCATCGCCTTGTTTGATCCATCCCGATCCACCACAAATACATTTTTTTGGATCTGGATCTGGACCAACAATATCTGGAGTATCAATATCTATAATTTCTTCTTCAGCTTCATTAAATGCAATATTGACCTCTTGTTTCCATTTTTGAATGTAGTCTGCGTACATGTTTGTAATATCTTCTGTATTACAACTATATGGAGTTCCACCATCTATGTTTGCAGACTTTTGATTGAACGCCATGTATGAAGCAAAAGCTACTACAAGAATAAATATGAAATTTAGTCTTGATTCCTTTATCATGGAGTGCCTCCATCTACTGCATTATAGTATGCAATGTCATCAAATCTACTAGTTAGTCTAGCTTCAATTACAGTGTAACTTGGACTAACATCTAATGTTGCATCAATAGTTTTATGCTCACCAGTTGCTAGACATGTTACTACGACTGTTGCTTCTTTAGTTGCTTCTGAAGAAGTGTTTGGATTTGTTACTACATCTGTAGTTGATACGACTGCCATTATTATTCTCCTTTACTAAGTTACGATTCTGGATATATTACTTTAGTGCCTTTGTAAATTTTAGCTATTGCGACATTGCCTACATAATATGAAGCTATATCGGATAAGCTTACCTTTCCAGCCATATTCTTAACCTTCTGATGGGTATATTACTTTAGTTCCCTTTTTAATCTGATTTATTTTTCTATCACCAACATAGTAAAGAGCTATGTTTGACAACCCTTTCCTGCCTTCTTGTTGATTTGACATTTTTATACCCTTAGACTATAAAATATATTGTATTGTCATCTGGCACTGCTATGCCTGAGTAGCCAGCTAAATCTGTGATTACCATATTAGTTACACCACTAACATTCAAACTACCAGAAGCAAGCGCAGACGATGCACTAGATTTTACAGCAGGATCACCGCTTACAAAAACTCCTTGATCGAAGTTACCACTTCCAGTGCTTAGTATATCACCTTCTCCGGTTATGTCTTTAGAATTAAGATCTAAATTACCACCAAGCTGTGGAGTTGTATCTTCTACAACATTGCTAATCCCACCTCCACCTCCAGCAACAGCAGAAAGACTAGAATAAGCAGTTTCTCCATCGCCTATTTTTAAGGTATTAGTATTTACTGCAAATGCTGGTTCTCCAGACGCTAGCACTGGATTAGCAGAAGCAAATTCTGCGGCAGTCCCTCTGCGAAACTGTATGCGTGTTTTACTGTAATCTGGCATTATATTACTCCGGTATAAAGTAAAGTGTGTTTGAATCTTTGTTAAGTGAATTGTAAGCAGCTTGATCTACTAAAAGCATGGTATTTATGCCACTAATATTGCCACTAGCTGTTGAGTTGTAGGTTACACTACCACTAACAGAATGTACTGATATTCCTGATACTATTGTGTTATTTGAAGTATTTAAAATAGTCTGACCAGAAGCAAACACTGATATCCCTGAAGCAGTATCAGCAATACCAGACACTCCTGTTAATTGAGAAGCAGTAGCACCACCGCCACCTCCAGCTTCTGCAATACCTGAGACAATAACAATGTCAGATTCAGCAACTCCAAGGCTAGTGTTAAGTGCGCCAGATGCTGCTGCAAGCAATATTGTTTGCCCAGAAGCAAAAACAGAAATACCAGAAGCTGTATCAGCTATTCCAGAAACTCCAGTTAGTTGAGAAGCAGTAGCACCACCGCCACCTCCAGCTTCTGCAATACCAGAAACTATGATAATGTCAGATTCAGCAGTTCCAAGGTTAGTGTTAAGTGCGCCAGAAGCAACTTCAAGCAATCCAACGCTTGTATTGATCAAGCCAGAGTTAGTTTCTAGCACTCCAACGCTTGTATTGAGCAAGCCAGAGCTGGTATTTAAATTACCAGAAGATACTTCGAGTAGTCCTACGCTTGTGTTCAATGCTCCACTAGAAGCTGTTAATAAAATAGTTTGTCCAGATGCAAATATAGAAATACCGGAAGCAGTACTTGCAATGCCTGAAACAGCATTAATTTTACTTACATCAAGACTTTGTTGGCCTGATGAATACACTGCGATACCAGAAGCTATATCTAGCATACCAGAAACAGTCGCTAGTTGTGCAAATGTAGCTCCAGCAGCATCGCTTACACCAGAAGAAAACACTGGCAAATCATTCCATCTGTCAGAGCCATTTCCAACCTTCATTACTTGCGTATCCATAGTGAACGCTGGTTCACCACTAGCTAGTATCGGATTGTGTATGGCAAAATGACCTGCTTGCCCTCTTCTAAATTGTAGTCTCTGATAAATATCAGCCATTAAAATACCTCGTCGATAGTCCAATCTACTTTTAGTGGTGGA